CTGCGTTTGATTATTGCTTGTCGTAATCCGTTTGTAGTAACCTTGATGCCGGACCCTTCGATACCAAGCCCGTTCGTTTGTGGTTCGGTATGGATACCTAAATCGGATCTGGCCGGTTACTTCCCAGTACGCAAGCTGAGGCGTGACCACGTTGGATGCCGAAAGCTTCATAAGCTTTGCTGTGCCTGGTGGCCAATCTAAAAAAACATCGGAATTGACGCTTCGCCTGTATGCCGCTTGCACGAACGGATTAAACATCAGCATGTTTCGCTTGATCGTAACCGTCTGATCTGGTAGTAACGTCTTGACGCCCTCAATAGGCTCGCCGTTGACCGTTTGGATCGGGTTGCCATCCCAATCCTCGTCGATTTCTTCCTCGGTTTCTACGTCGTCCCAATCGATCCTAGGAGGCGCAAAAAGCGGATTGTCCTCGTTCTCGCTTGGTCCTAGCTCGCCGGTGTAGTCGATGTTGAGTTGCCATAGGATAAGGCTTTGCCGGCTTAATGAAAAGTTGTCGGCAAAAGCATAAGGAAAATCATCAGAAAATCGATCTCCTTCTAGTATGCCAGTTGACGAATAGCAATCCACCTCCTTGGCCTGCGGAGTCGTAAGGATCTGAAATGCTCGCTGGAGCTTGATCTGTCGCTTACGGAAATTGTCCGATAGCGTTACCGATGAAACCGGCTTAGACCACATTTCAGTTACTTCGATTATGTTGCTCATCCTATGAGCTCCAGCTGAACATTATTTCGGTTGTCTTGTTTCGGCATGGCTTTAATCGCTTCGGTTACTTGATCGAGTTTCTCAACTGTCTTGAGCGTGTTGCTTGCTATGTCCTTTTGGATGTCCTCCGATGCACCGCGCATGACTAGCCGCTGTTCGACTGCCATCAATTGAGGCTTTTCCGATAGCTTTTTGGCTAGATCGCTTTGCTTCTTTTGCTTGTCCAATGCCGCTTGCTCTGCTGCGATCCGAGCCGCCGCATCTTCGGATAGACCTTCTTGCACAAGTCTGAAACGATTTGCTGCTTCTTCGCCTTGCGTCAAAAGGATTCTTTGTTCTTCGAGTCGCTGAGTCTCACTAGCTTGCAAGTCCGCGACACGCTTGAGCCTTGCTTGCTCGTCGTCGTCGGCTTTCTTTTTGTCGTCGGCGTTTTTCTTGGCAACGTCCGCTGCACGCTCGGCCAGAATAATTCGCTGAGCATCAACGCCCGTTATGCCCTCGTCAGCAAGCTGAGCCTGTCTTGCTGCTTCTATGCCTTTTGTGAGTTCGATGTATTGGTAGTTTGCTTTGCGTAGTTGCGAAACCACGGAGGCATGATTCTGCTTGGCTCTTGCTGTTGCCTCATCTTCTTTTTTTTGCTGATCTTTGATCTGCTTGATGCCGTTGGCTCGCTCGCCGTACAAATCCGACAACGCCCATTTTTGCTTTTCGAGATTAGCGATTATCTCATTCTGTGCATTGGCCTCTAGTTGCAACTGGTTGATCGTATCGGTGTTATCGCCAAACGGATCGAACTGGCCTCGCAGCTTTTCAAGTTCCGTTTGCCTGTGGTGGAATACATCGTAAGCATTGTTGATCTGATCTTGGATCGCTTGGAATGCCGCTGCCGCTTCATTCTGTTGCTTGATAGGATCGCGTATCAGCGAAATATCCTCTAGCTGCTCCTTGAACTTTCGATTCGATAGGTCGTTCATCTTTGAGATAAACCCATCGATTTCGAGTTGCGATTCAGCCAACTCATCCTTCAATTCCCGAACGCCGAATATCGCTTCGCCGATGGACTTTCCAAGCTGAAACGACATAACGCCGACAAGAGCACCAAGACCAGCCTTAAACAGATTGGCACCGACTCCGCCTAGCTTTTGAACCTCGGCAAACTGGCCTACTTTCTCGGTAATCTGTGCGAACTGCTGAGCCGCCGACGCAAGCTGACCGCCTCCCAATTGACCGGCAAGAATACCGATGAACTCAGTCGATGCCTTAGCTTTTTGGCCGGTTTCCTTGATACCTTTTACGGATGCCTCGATGTTTTTGGCTGCGCTCATCGCCTGTGCGGACGCCCTATCCTCCGCTGCTATAACGATCTTGACCGCATCGCCTGCCATCTATGTTCGCTCCGCTTTCGCTCTTTGTTCTTCGTTCTTAAACCGTCTTGCTGCCTCAAGGAAACTAGCCGCTTGATCTAATGCACCTCCTGCTACCGGTGGCAAGCCCTCATCGAACAATTCGACCAACTCGACGAACTGACCAAGCCCATCGCAATATCGATTGGGACAACCTTCAACGCGAAAGATGCCATGATCGCATTGATCGCATCCGCCACCGTTGCAAGCTGTGCATTCGATCTCGATTGGTTCATGGCTCGTTCCTTTGTCCTTGCATTCTTTGTCGCTGCAATGCCGGCAGAGCAATCCCTGCCGAATCAACGCCGCGACCCTCAGTCTTTTTTTTCGTTGTCGTCCATCTGCTGATTGTACGCGCACAACGATAGCAACTCTCTAGCCTCGGTTAACGTCAACACCTCGTCGAGAGCGTCAACGCTGAACGGTTGACTCATGTTCGACCAACCACAAACAACCCGCTTGAGTTGCTCAATCGTTGCGTCGAAGATTTCGTCAACAGTTACGCCATCCTTTTTGATGATGTCGATTACCTCAAGGATCTTGCGTTGGTTGCGCATCGATTGCGACTTGACGCGAAACACTGGCCGCGACTCGATAGGCTTGTCCTTATCGGATGCAAGCACCACCGGGAAGCTTTGATCTGGTTCCAAAAAGATTGGCATACTACCTCCTTATGCCGGTTAAGTTGCCGCCGTGAAAGTGATTGAGCACTCCTGATCCGCAGTAGATCCGTTTCGGTTTGCTTGCCACTCGATTTCATCGGTTACCATGTTCTCTCGGTCTGCTTCGGTCACCCCGATGATCTGAGCTTTCGGGCAAGCGATCGTAATCTTGCTGTTCGTCGGACCATCGAGATCCCAAGTAATCGAATGCTCGCTCATATCGAGCATCTTTGCATAAACCGGATTGGTAGCAACCAGCTTGGCCTCAGGGTTTCCAGTTACCTTCACGATTCGATTAGTAATCAATCCGCACTTGAGCCCCGCGACATTTGCCGCAGACTCTCTGAGAATCATCGTATTTCCGCTATCGAGCGTCATATTCTCGACGTCCAGGTCAACGCTATTCCATTGAGTGGTTGACGACGCAAAACGCAATGGACTTGCTGTCGGGTATGTCGGCGTAAGGATTGATGTATCCGTAGGATCTTCCCAGATACCCATGAAATCGAACTCAAGAAAAGCCGCCTTGCCTGTCGGGCAATTTAACTTAAACGTGCCCACGCATCCACGCAAAAGCTTGCGCATCCCGTCGATGTACACCGCCATCGTCAGCGTTTTGACGTTAGTTCCTGGTGCCTCTGTGCGAGGTGTAAACACTTGGCCACTTTTCACCCAACCGCAAGCCGGAAGGAACGTATCGGCCCATGATGGCTCAGTAGCTGTTCCATCCCATGATGCATCATGCTTAAACGTCAGCCGGCCTTTGTATGCACCTGGAACCGATGGACGCATCCCGAAAGAGCCTTGGCCCTCCCTTGCCTCCATTTCGGTTTCGGTTTGAATCATTATGTCATAGCAATTGAAAGCCGCTTCGGATGCCGTTAAAGCCTCCGCCGTTCCCGGTGTTGCTTCGATCTTAGCTGCCAATACTCGCTTGCGTTTCAGTAGTGTCATCTTCCTAACTCCCTTGATGCTCTTAGTCTGATCTGTCCACTGGCCGCAAGAATGATTTCCCTGAGCCTACGATTGATTTCGATTGGGAGTCGCTCCCTTGCTGTGTCTGCTGCAATTGTACCGATGTTTCCTTCGCGGAAATAGTCACCTGGCCGCTTACCGAGCACCCTGACAAGCTTTCTCGAACCTTCGGTAGCTGGCCGATAAACATCTCCGCGCCAACGCGATTGGATGAAACCATCCGAGATAACAGTCCAGCCTCCGCCCATGTGCGACTTGTATTGCACGCCGAGACTCTGCCTCTTTCCCCGTCGCTTCTTGCTGTAGGACTTGGCCTCATGCATCCTCACCGGGAAGTTGTGCCCCTCCCAAAGACCGATCGTCACGCCTGCATTTCCAGGCTCGGCTTTGTTCTTTTGCTTGATCGTCTTTTTGAGCGTTGCCGCTTTGTTGATCGGTTTGGCTACGCCCTTGTTCTCACTTGAAAGCTTGAGATTAACGAGCGGATTGAGTGCCTTTGCTGCTTGCACTCGGACAGTCTTTGCAGTCCGATTAACCGCTGTAGCCAAGTGCCTTGGCAAGTGATCGCCAAACGCTCCTAGGTTTGCTTTCATTTGTCGAATTGATGCTTCATCAACTGTGATTTTTAACATCAGTTTCGAAGCTCCGTTGGATCATCTTCCGAGACCCTGAAAGTAATTTGCAAAGGTACCGTCAGTCCATCGATTCCGCCATCCGCAGCGATGAACTGTATCGAACCAAATACCGCATCGATTGCATTGCCTCCGAACGTATGCCAAGTTGACGAGCCGCTTGCAATAGCCTTTATGACGTCGGCATGGAAAGCGTTGAGCATTTCGTCTATTGCCTCCTGCCCTCGTTCGTCCTGAATAACATGGCAATGGATGTTGAAGGTTTGCCGGTACGCATTAGCAGGTGGGTTGCCAGGTCTGTCAAGTTCGCCGACCCGATCCAATGGACCTTGAGTCAGGACGATCTGGTTATGCCTTGGCGTAAAGTCTGCGAAGCGTTTTGGCCTTTGGACTTCGCTTATGTCGGTAGAATACGCGCCGTTTCCAATCATGGCATCTAGCCTAGATTTGAGAACGATTGCAATATCCTCGACGACTGCTAGCGACATTCCAGAATCAACATCCCTTCGTCATGGCTAGTGAGTCTTAGGATCGAATGCCGCTTAACGGGTTGGCCAACTCGATCCGCAAATTCCAATTCATCGCCGCCCAAGTTGAGTTCATCGCTTGCAATGCCCTCGGCCTCGTCGTTAGCAACGTGAATTTCAAACACCGGATAAACAACGTCACCATCTTCAGGGAGGATAGCAAGGGCTTCCCGCACAACTACCGCATCGATTTTCCTCGACCGACCGTTCCTTTTGTAATAAACGATCGGCTCTGCAAAATCTTGGTCGTTGGCGAATACCTTCTTGGCATCCTCCTTGATGGTATCGTGGAGGCTCATCGGTTATCGCTTGCACTCAACCGATACGTAATCAACCGTAACGCTGTTCACGTTGGTCGATGCAGTCTTGCTGATCTGGACAAACGGTTGAAGCGATCCGGTAGCAGCTGCCATCGAGAAGGTCGTGGTCGATGCAACCCGCTGGCCGTCAACGTAGAACTTAACGTCGCTCTTGCCGCCGGTGAAGTCGATTACGAATTCCTTGTAGGTCGCAACCAACGAAACGCCTGATGCTTTGTCGTCGTTGTCGGTTGTGCCATCGTCGGTTTCGCAAACAATCGCATTCGAGCCGGCAAGCTTGAATTGTGCGTTGTTGGCTGTTGCGTCGGTATCGTCGTTCCGAGCCGATTGCAAGCCGAACGCCAAGGTAGTGGCCGCGTTGAGCGATGCCACCGTCTTGACGATGAAAACGGCTCGTTGAACGTTGTCGATGTCAAAGCAAAGCTTGTCGCCGAAGTCCAAACAAACGTTTTGGATTTCGTTGGTGTTGTCAAAAGTCAGCGCGATTTCGCCGGTAGCCGATGGGCTTACCGAAGCGTAGGTTGGAGTACCGCTTGACGAGGCGTCAGTGATCTTCCAATTGCCTTCGCCGACAGTTGCCGTGTAGGTCTTACCACCGAAGAAGTCGTCCTCGAAAATGGCGTGGTTAACAAATCCGCTCATGTCTTATTTTCCTTTTGTGTTTTTGTTGTCGCTGTCAAAGAAAGCCCTGGCCATCGCCGACCAGGGCTGTGAGTCAATCAACCGGACTAGGTACGGTTGCCGAAGATCCCTCGATGGTCAATCACTGCTGCTGCCATCGTTTGACGGACGTAGTAGTGGTAGGTGTCGTTGTCCTTGTTCCATTCGGATTCGAGGACTGGAGCCTCTTCGCCGTTGAGGAACGTGATCTCGACGGTATCCACTTGGGCGTTGTCGGCAATCGCGTACCAGTTGGTTGCGCTGTTTGCATCAAGCAACGCAGTAGCAACCACTTGCAGAGGACGAACGCCATTGACGCCGTAGATGTTGACCACGCCCTCATTGCCGTTGCTCTGAGCGTAGGACTGGCTGTTGACCAGTTCCAATGCCGTCGCTGCGTATGCTTGAGGCACAAGCAACGTACGAGGCGATAGGTTGAGGTAAACATCGCTGCTGAGGCCTTTTTGCAATGCCATCAGCTTGAACGCTTCATTAAGAGTCGTCACGCCTGGAGCAGCAACCGAAGATGCGGTAATGTTGCTTCCGCTGGTGTGCGAAGCAGAGAACAAAGCGAACCCGTCGGCCATCGTTGGGTTGGCAAGCAAAGCATCGTAAACGATCTTTTCTTGCGTCCTTCGGGCTGCGTTGCCGTGCATCGCTGGGATGCGAGAGATGGCATCGAGGTCGTCATTAACAACCGTTTCCCAGGAGACTGAGAACTTCTTGCCGAACTTCTCAACCTTATAGGATCTCTTGGAATCGACCACTTGCCCTTCAGGATATGGAGCCATTTCAGGCACCATTTCCAGGTTTGGCGATTCGCCAAGCTGAATTCGGTTGATGTTCTTGAAGTCGTCGACCGACTGAGCTTGACGAGCCCACAAAGACCAAGTGTATGGGGCTTCTTCGTAAGCCGCTCTCAAGGTCTTGCTGGCTGCATCCAAAAGAATGTTTTGGAAGCTGCCGGTTGTGTGGTAAGCTTCCATCGATCGACGAATGTTGAGCCGATTGAAAGCCTTATCCTGACCCATCGCCATTCTTGCAACGTCGGCCCTGCTGTACTTCTCTGGGTTGATGCCCATACGACGAACGCACAATTCGGCAAGCCGATAGATTCCCAAGTTGCTGAAATCTTCAGCCCCTTGAGCCTGTGGAGCTTGTCGCTTGACAGTCCCTTGAAAGCATCGCTGAATCAATCCAGCCTTAGCTGCTGCCTCGAACTTGTCGTGCTCCGACTCGGTAACGCGAACATCGCTTCCGACAGTCTGTCCGATTGGGGAATTGCTCATCTTTCGGATGATCCTTTCTTGAGCGTCTTGCACAGAACATCCTGACTCGACCAGTTCCTCCACAAAGGAACGCTCGACCTTTGCTAGAGTCCCCGCCGAGATAATTGCCTTGCGTCGTTCGTCAACTGCCTTGAGTTGCCTTGCGACTTCTTCTTGTACTTTGTCGTCC